ATCATGGAAGTGTGTCCATGGAATTTTATGACGCTCACACCATTGAGCATAAGTCGTCTTTGATTTCTTTGAAATCTTATTATAAGGTGATTGAAATACCATCCTGATATCTATATCGGGATTGTCCTTCTTGACTGCAAGTATTTTGCGTCTGTCTGCTGCGTCCCAGTATCCCTTTGCTTCAAGGTATGTGTGATTTGGGAGACAGAAATCAGGGCTATAATTATGCTGGATGGTATAAGGAATCTTAGTGGATTCATATTCATACGAGATACCAAGCCCTTCAAGTAGATCAGCGATCCTTTCTTCAAGCTTGGATCTGAATTTTATAGGTTTCTCATGCCTAGACTTAAGTTTAGCATAAGCTTCTTTAGCCCAGGCAAGAGATTCATCTTTAGAAGTCTTCTTCTTCGACATTGGTGGTTTCCTGAGCAGCAGCTTTGAATCCTTTTGTTTTACCAAATAGATCAGCTACTTGCGTTTCATCTAAGTCACCTGAATCAGTACCCGCTGCTGAAGAATTTAATTCAACAACTTGTACACCAACCAACTTAAGAGAACTGCCGTAGGTAACCCCATCCCGTAGAATGTAAGGCTTTTGATAGAAACCCAATTTAACAGTAGATCCGCCATATAAAGGTGTTTTATTATCTGTAACAGGTGAGCCTTCTGTATCAACTACAGGAGGTCTTTTATCTTCTCCCCAAGAGAACTTAAGTTTATACTTACCCTCTGCAACTTCCTCCCATGGAGTAGGTTTTAGAGTAGCTCTTTTAGGATTCTTGAGCTTGGATTCTGCCCACTTAAGGACATCATTCCTCTCAGTTTCTAGCTCGTCAACTACAGAAGAGTCAACTACAGCCGATAGAGAATAACCAAACTTACCAGGTTCTAGTATAGCTTGATAGCCCTCTAGTTTTACATTATCAGTTACGTGTACGTTCTTATTAGACATCACAGGTTGCCTCATCTAATTTGTCAAGGTCTTTACCTGTTTTCTCAGCAGGTGCCAATTCTTTAGCTAGGGATTGGCGATACTCTCTTAATTCAGAAAGCTTATCATCAACAGCTTTCAGTCTTCTCAATTTTGCTTCTCTTTCAGCAGCTTGTAATCTCTCTTCAGAGACAACAACTATTGTAGGAGGTGCAAAAAACGAATCAAAAATTGAATACATTAGCAAAAAAAGTAAGTTGAGTCAATCACGGTTTCTGGTTTCAGATCACCAATGATCGGAGGTTTAGATTCTGCACCAATTTGTTGTGCAAATTCTGTTAAGTAGTCATGTTCTGCAAATAGTAACATATAAGTTTCTCTTATGATATTAGAGAGACTGTCCATATCAACTGCTCTGCATAGAACACTGTCATGTATCAAGGCAATTGGATTATTGAAACGAATTGTAGCAAGGTGTAGAAGTGAGGCATCGAGACTGTGAATAAGATTAGGTGCAGTTGCAGCCTTATGTCTATTTATATCTACCTCATTATTATCTTGAGTAGCTACTGATAAGACACATCTACCTAACAATTGTAGGTCTAATTTCTCTACCTTCTTCTTCATTATGCGTTGTGAAACAACAAAACCAGAAGGTGTTACCCAATCTAATTCCTTAATTCCACGCTTCATAGCTTTAGAAACTTCATCTTCTATCCATTTCATTACTGACATAGGGCCAGGGACAACATTATTCATGGCATCCCTGACCGCCTGTACGGTAACGGTTAGGTCGTCCTTGTCTATTTCGACCCCCTTTTCTCTTAAGGCGTCACGAATGTACGATCTATTAGAGAAAGGTTTTGCATTATAAGGTATGGTCATAACTGTGCGTTTGACACACTTCCTATCCCATACATGATGTAGATGGATTGGTATACAAGGCTTCGCAGCCTCTGCTACTACCTTATAAGCGTCTTGCGGCCTATCAGAAGGCAACACATTGACGAGTTGTGCTGTCTCACGGTCTCTTGCCAGTCCAGCAAGGATCTGAAGGCCGCTACATGTAGCGTCTGTGGCAACAAATAATCGAGTTGTGTTTCTGGTGCGTTTAGTTACTACCGCATAGTACTCCTCACAACTAGCTAAAAATTGCCACGGCTCATCCGCTGCCTCCCAGTCACCGATATTTCCTATTGGATCCTCGGCTACTCTGGTAATCAACGGTATATTATTAGATACCCAGTCCAAACGTTCAGACATAGTTGATTTATCTAAACCGTATGTCGTTGCTACTTGGAATGCGAGCCATTTTTCTCCAGCCTCTGTGATGTAAGCTTCATCAGCCGAGACAATAAGAGATTTTCCAAAATCTGTATCTTGGACTGTAAGAAATGCAGGAATTGGGTAAGCCCTTCCCCTATAATCAAAAGACCAAGGTATATACCACCTTTCACGGTTCTTAAAACGTTGAACTGCTTCCATGGTCATGCGTGTGCGGCAGGATCTCTTGAACTCTGCAGCTCTCTTATTCATTACTTCTGCAGCGGCTCTACGATACGCTTTCCTAGAGTCCTTGTTCTCTGCAATATCAGGTGGTTTTGGTGGCAGATCATAATGAATAATCGGGAGGAACTTACCAACACTAATGCCAACCTGTTGAAGATGCTCTGCAACGCTGACTGTGAAAGGATTTAAAGAATATCCAACCTTCTGTATCTTGTTAAGAAAGGTTATCGGTGTTTCTCCCTGTATACGGGTGGGATCACCACGACGTACTAGATCATGACCATGCATGACTTCATTTAATATATAACCACCTGCACATTCATTCGTCCAATCCTTTGGCTCAACTAACATTGGCCATGCTAAAGGACTAAATAACTCAGCAGTTGACATCACTTCGTCTTTGATGTCCATGAATTCAGGTGTAGGTACAATGTAAACAGCAGTCTTGCGTCCTTCTCTTATACGTTGTTTCTGAAACCAACCACTTGATTCCATTATACAATCTAATAACCATGCACCTAACTTTGTCTTTATACTTCTACTCCATGGTGTCCATTGTTTTATATTATATCTATTCATTAGTGTTCTAATAACAACTAACTTTTGATGTGTACCTACTGCACGATGCCAGTAGTTCTTCTTTAAAACATTTAATAAACCTGGAGCATTAGTCTCATAGTGTCTCATTTGACACTCATCTTCTACGGCTTGACCAATAGATACACATACATTTGTAGCTAGATTACTACCGTCTTTGTAACTAAAGATCTTATCGAATGCTAGTTTACATGCAATTGCAGCAGCAGCTATCGGTTCAAGTGTCCTTATATACTGATGTATATCTTTAAAAGCTACACCAAACTTACCTTTATGTATCTTTAAATTAGTTTTCTCTATTCTCCGTACAACCAGAGGTAAGAGTGTATCAATAGAAGAGATACCATAAATAGTAGCAGATGCATACTCTTGATCTTCCAATTTAATAGTTTGATCAGTAAGTCTCTTGAGTCCTTGACGTATTTGATCACGCTCAAGTTCAACTTGCTCATCTATTTGTTCTGGTGTTGGCATAATCTCTAAGTTCGTCGTTAATTTGATCTTCTAATAGAGATTGTAATTCTTTCCTATCATAAGCAGGATAATGATATCTAATTGCTTTAAGAGCTTCTTGCTCATAATCATAGATAGCTTTAAGCGAACGGGTCGTGTTCTTCATCATAATCATCATTAATTCGTGGTGTCATGTGATGTATTTGTTCTTCATCACACACTAGAAATTCAGATTCACCCATATCCATTATTTCAATACATTTATTCTTAGCAGCACTGGGTCTTTGATAGACATATTCAGATACTTTACCAGTCTTTAAGTTATGTTCACGTATAATACATGCTATTGAAGACGGTATTTCATATCCTCCTATCTTCCAGTCCATGAAGACATCAAAAGGTATTGAATCAAACCATTCAGGTGGCGAACTCGCAATTGCTTGCCAATTATTAGGATAATAAGGTTTCTTTTTCTTCTTTTTAGTCATGTATTCTCCGTATGTCAAGTAGATAATCATCCATGTATGCTGCTTCTTCCATAGCTTCATAAGCTAATTCGTAAGCACCTTCGACATCATCTTTATCATATGATGAGTCTAAGACAAAATCTCTACCACTCTCTAATAAACATAGATACTTAGGCATGGCGGTGTGACTGTGAATTGAGTGTTTTCTTAAGGTGTTTCAACCTTTTCTTTGCTTGCCTCATCGCTTGAGGTCGCTTTCTTCCTTTGTCTTTTCGCTGGACGTCCCCGTTTTTGAACGGTAGGAGTCTTTGACTGTTCATCTTTAGTTTTCCTAACTTTAGTTAATAGTAATTTATAATCATTAGCCCAATCATGTTCAGG